ATTATGCTTGCTTCAAAAATTTCAGGAGTAGATGATGACTAGAAAAGAAGATATTGAACTTGCGATTTTACGCAGAAAGAAAAACGATTTGGAAAAAGAAATCGCAAGAGTAAAGGATGCACATCGTAAACGTGAGTTTGCAGAAGTTAATACATTTCAATTGTTTGTTCTTGAAAATAAGTTGGAGTTTGTAGAAAAGAAATTAGCGAGAAGGGAGAAGCATGATTACAATTGAAGAACTAAAAAACTATCGCTATCTTCAAATGCAGGCGCAAGCTATTCAAGAACAAATTAGACAGATGTATGTTCCAATTTCTTCTCCACCAATTGGACAGATTGGAACAAAGTCTAACATACCAGGAGACCCAACAAGACAGGCATTCTACAGGATAGAAAAATTAAACCAAGAACTACAAGAAAAGGTTGAAGAAATTGCGGTCCAAATGAAGAGAATCTTAGATTGGGTAGATACCATTGATAATCCAGAGATTCAAATAATAGTTAGATGGCATTTTATGAATGGATTATCGTGGAAAGATACTGCAAGAAAAATATACTCAACGTCTGATTCAGATAGTTGCCGCGTTAAATTCTATAGATATTTCAATCAAAAATGTAAAAGTGTTCGTTAGTGTTCGCTACTGTTCGCTTTGAATATGTTATTATGCTAGTGTAGAAAAAGAACAGATGTGTGGGCAGGTCTGTTCTTTTTTTATAAAACGTGGGTATTAAGTAGATTTTCATTTGAATTCGACTCCTTTATGCGCAACTGCCCTAATTTTGATATGAAAACAAATCCTAGATATGCAAACGGAAATTTAAGACGTAAAAATAGAGCACGACTAAAAGCGATGGGATGCCAATGCGGAATATGCAAAGGTAGACTTGGGCCAATACATTATGACGAACCATCCAATTATATGTTTCCATTATCGTTTGTTGTTGATGAAATAAAGCCTGTATCTAAGTGGAAACAGTTTGGATACAGTAGTGCAAGAGAAGCAGCCGAGGATTGGAACAATCTACAAGCTGCACATTACGTTTGTAATCAACTAAAAAGTGACAAAATCGGCATAAATACTACAAATATCAGGCAAAAGAAACCAACCATAAAAGATGGTGAGTGGTAGTTTTCCACAATGGGTGGGGAGTACCCCTCCCGTAAGGCGAGGCGACTCAGGGCCGTGAGCGCCGATTTACACACAGGGAAATTTTGAAAGGGGTAATTAGGTGGCAAAACTAAAAGGAATAACAAAGAAAAAATCACGGTTAGAAATGCTTAAAGCACTTGCTTTAGTTCTTGCTGATCAGATTGATTCTGGATTACCACCTAAAGATTTAGGACCAATTGCAAAACAGTATCGAGAAACAATCAACGAGATAGAACAGATAGAAGGGATGACTGATAGTGATGATGAAATCAGTGAAATCTTGTCAACGAGAGAAGCTGATGGGAAGTCAGGAGCCGTCCGTTAGAATCGTTCCAGATTACGAATACTCAGATGGTGATGATGCTGTTAAGATTTTAAAGATTGGTAAGCTTCGCCCTGATCCGTGGCAAGAGAATGCAATGCTAGATTGGATGGGGCGTAACGAAGAAGAACTGTGGTCTTCTTCTACATGTGGATTATCTGTTCCTAGACAGAATGGAAAAACACTAAATGTTTCTGGGAGAAGTGCAGCGGGCATGATTCTATTCGGTGAATGGGTAGTCTACACTGCTCATTTACAAAAAACTGCAACTGAGACATTTTTGGAATTACGAGGACTCTTTGAAAGTCCGAAATTAAGCAAGTATGTTAGAGAGATTAGAAATGCTTTAGGCAGAGAACAGATTATTTTAAAAAATGGTGGAAGGATTGTTTTTGTTGCTAGAACAAGAAATGGTGGTCGTGGTCTTCATGGCGACCTTTTAATTTTCGATGAAGCACAGGAACTGACGACAGAACAACAAGCTTCATTTCTTCCTGCACTTGCAGCAAGTAGAAATCCACAAACGATATATATCGGCACTCCACCGGATGAACATTGCGAAGGCACTGTTTTTAGAAAGATTCGAGATAAAGCAATTAGTGGAAAGAGCGACAACACATCCTGGTCTGAGTTCTCTGAGAAAGAAATAGGAGATGTGAACGATAGAAGCAGATGGTACAGAACGAATCCGGCACTTGGAAGACGAATCTTAGAAAGCACAATTGCTTCTGAATGTGAACAGATGGATGCTGATACGTTTGCACGTGAACGATTAGGGTGGTGGTCTCCAATTTTAGAAAATAAAGAAGAATATGCAATTGATAAAGATGCATGGAATAAATGTATTTCGGATGAAAGTAAACCGGAAGGAAAAACAGCATATGGAATTAAATTCTCGATTGATGGAACCGAGGTGTGTTTATGCGGTGCTGTGATTCCGGAAAATGGTCCTGCAAGAATATCGCAGATTGAAAGAAAATCAACGTCACAAAGCACGAGGTGGTTGAGTGATTGGTTAAATGAACGATATCACGATGCATCTTGTGTAGTGATTGATGGTCGAAATGGTGTTGATTTATTGGTTGATAGAATCTCTGAAACATGGAGATTAAAGTCGTCAATAATCAGGCCAAATGCAAAGGATATGATTTCGGCAGCAACTCTATTAATTGATAGTGTTAACGAAAATAGTCTTACGTGGTATCGATACCAAGAAGATTTAAATGATAGCGCCATAAATTCAACCAAGCGTTCTATTGGTGGTGGATATGGCTTTGGTGGTAGTAATTCAATCCCTATTGAGGCATGTGCATTAGCGTTATGGGGAGCAAAAACAAGTAAAAGAGATCCAAAACGCAAAATGCGAATTGGTTAGGAGGGAAAATGAATTTCACGTTAGGAATTGGAAAAATACATGGCCTGCCATCTGTTGAAGAGGTAAAGCTAAGAAAATTAATTAAACTTTGGGATAATCATAAAAGTAGCAATGATAAGAAGAATCGATATTATGGTGGCCATGTTAGATTGTCTGATGTTAATTTGGGAATTGCACTTCCAAATGGGTTAAATAGTCTTGAAATCGGATGCGAATGGGGAGCAAAGACAGTTGATGTGTTAGCTGCACGTTCTATGTTTGACGGCTTTGTTAGTTCAAATGGGAAAAACAATGATTTATTGCAGAAGATAATGAGTGATAATCGTTTGATATCCGAATACATGAAGGCATGTAAAGACCAACTCAAATATGGATGTACATTCGCTACATTATCAGCAGATGAGGATATTGGTTGCAAAATTCGCTTTCACTCACCATTAACTGCTTCTGCAATCTGGAATGGAGAAAAGGGAAGAATTGATTGTGGACTTGCTATTATTGATACAAAAATTGATAACAAGGACCAAACGTATAAACCTTCACATGTAAATTTATATACTGATACTGATATTTGGGAACTTACTAAAATTTCAGACTCTAATGAATGGAAGGCAGAAAAATTCCCACATATAATGGGAAGACCACTAATGGAACCTCTTGTATGGAATGCGACAAGTGATAAACCATTTGGTAGATCAAGAATAAAAGAACCAGTCAGACGATTGATTGAAGGGTATGTTAGAACGGTTGCAAATGCATCAATTGCATTAGAATTTTCTACAACTCCGCAGAAATATTTGCTAGGCATAACAGATGAGCAATATGATGCATTGATAAATGAAAAGTTCAAAACATATGTTGGTTCAATCATTGCTGGAACAACAAATCCTGACACTGGTCAAACTCCTGAATTTGGGCAACTTTCACAAGGAACATTAGAACCGCACGTTCAAATGTTACGCATGCTTGCGACACAGTTTAGCGCTGCTACAGGCTTAACAGTAACAGATACAGGTGTTGTAAATGATGCTAATCCTACATCTAGTGATGCGATTCTTGCGCAATCTCAAACTCTTGTTTTACTTGCGGAACAATTAAATACAACTAATAGTGATTCCCTAAAGGTTATTGCAAGAATGGCGCAAGCTATAGTGCGTGGAGTAGAACTGGATAATCTAACAGATGAAGAAGAAAGTATTGTTCCGCATTTTAAAAATCCAGCAATGCCATCTGTATCTGTAACTGCAGATGCGGCCGTTAAAATTGCAAGTGTTCGTCCAAACTTTAGTCAAACAGATACATTCTTGGAAATGGTTGGATTTGACCAGGCAGACATTCGCAGAATTAATGCACAGGAGCAACGCTCTAGAGGCACTCAAGTATTGAGTGAAGAATTCAATGCAGATATCAGCGAATGATTGGCAGAAATACGTTAGTAAGTTATCTGCAATTAATACAAAAGCTGGAGAATTATTGCAAACGTACATTGATAAACATGGATTAAATGATATTGAGTCGGTAATAACATATGCACATGCTCTCGTAACAAAATATGGTGAAGCTGGTTCTGAACTAGCGTGTCAGATGTATGATGCGTTAGCTGAGGCGCAAGGAGCATATGTTAATCCTGCCGAACCTGCATCCATAGCAAATCGTCATGAGGTTGCTGGTGCTCTTTTGAAAACACAGGGAACAGGAAATATGATTCCTGCAATAGAGAGACTTGTTAAAACGGCAGCTTCTGATACGATGCTAAAAAATGCGAAACGTGATAACGCAGAGTGGGCGTGGGTTTCACATGGTGATACTTGCGCTTTTTGTATGCATTTATCATCTTTGGGGTGGATGCCTGCTAGTAAAGCAATTCTAAGAGGTGAGCATGCTGAGCATATACATGCTAATTGCGATTGTGAGTTTGCGATACGTTTTGACGGTAAAAGCAGTGTTGAAGGCTATGAACCACATAGATTTAAATTAATCTATGATAATGCAGATGGAAAAACATCTCTAGATAAGTTGAATGCAATTAGAAGACAGATGTATCCTCAAATAAAAGAAGAACGAAATGCAAGAAGAAGAGAGATATATGCAAGTAAACATTCTGATTTAAATTATAAATATAAAGATGTATTAAAAGAATATTTAACAACTGCAGATCCGTTTCGGGGGACAATTACTTATGATAAAGGATACAATTTAGTTGAGCATGCCAGTGAAGTTAGAGCAGCAGAATTCTTGCATAGAAAATTTGGAGGGAATATTATCCTGATAAATGAGAAAAATACACCCCATATAGCTAATCCTGATTACGTATGGCTCGAGAATTATTGGGATTTAAAGAATGTTACTACGGAAAAAGCGTGTGATCACGCAATTCGGCATGGATTAAAACAAATTAGTGATAATCCTGGTGGAATTATTTTAAAATTTGAATCAAATGATATTAATTTGGATGATGCAATTAAGGTTATAGAAAAAAGAATGACACGAAAAGGAAGCATTGATGTTCCGGCCGATATCATTCTAATTAAGGATGATAAAATTGTTAGAATACTAAGATATAAATAAAAAAAGACACCCCGCGCCAATGGGTACAGGCCATGTCTTTACATATAATATATCATTGAGTCCTGAATAAATCAACAGATAGAGCAATAAAACGGCACGAGCTGTTTTTTTTGTTGGCAACTCGTGCCTTAAACGAGGATGGAGGAAAAAATGAACGAAACTGTAGAACAGGGAAACGTCACTGTG